AGATAAAAATACAGGCAAACCAAGAATGGATGGTTTTATTCAAACTGACTACGATATTCCACTCTACACCCATCCAGCAGACCTAACAGATGAGGAAATACAAGAACTTGCTTTATGTGATGAGTTTTGGATTAGTGAAGATTGCACCATATTTGATTGGCATAAGTTTGCTAGAGCAATTATGAAAAGGGCACAAGAGAAATGAGCTTCACACTAACTTGTGGGTGCAAAGTAGAGAGCCAAGGCTGGGGAATCTTTTGTGAGTGGGATACCGAAACAAGGGAGTGCGAGCCAGCGACTGCATACGGAGTTTTATGCTCAAAGCATTACATGGAATATGAAGCAAGACCAACGGAGGAAGAGAAATGAACGATAAATTAGAAAAATGCCCATCATGCGAGTATCACAAAAGCAGTGAAAAAATATGGCGTGAGCTTGCAAAGCAACAAGCAGAAGAGATTGAGTATTGGAAAGAAAAATTCAATACGGCCATGGAGTTACACACTAACAACCCTAAGCCAGCAAAGTACACAAACGAATGGTGGAAAGAAGTTGCTGAATTTAACAAACAACTAAGGGAGCAAGAGAAATGAATGACGCAATAGATATGGAAGATGACATCGCTAGAATATGGTCAGTTAAAGATGATATGGAGCTATTGATTTGGCGCTATGTAGACCATTCTGTTCCTATGACCGAGGATGAGGTATGGAATCACTTATCAGGTATTGCTAGTAGGCTTGACTTACTATGCGAAAAGCTGTGGGATACCTACTGCAAGAAGTTTGAGTTGGATGCCTATGCTACACCTGAAAAGCTAGCCTATCGTGCCGAATTTCTTAAAGGTATTAGGGAAGCAGCGGACAAAGCTGAGAAAGCCAAAAAGAAAGTGAAGAAATGAGTTTTACAATCATGCAGCATGATGGCATGAAAGTGATTCAATGGTTCAAAACTATTGATGACCTGTTAAAATCTATGCTAGCTAATCCTAACGACACATATCACAGGAACGAATCATGACTGCATGGTCTTATAGTAGTATCACCCTATTTGAGCAATGCCCTAAGAAATACTACCACCTACGGGTGGCTAAAGATATTAAAGAGCCTGAGTCCGAAGCGATGAACTACGGCAAAGACCTACATCTTGCCGCTGAAGAATACATTAGGGATGGCAAGCCTCTACCTGAGAAATATATTTATATTAAAGAACTCTTGGATAAGCTAAATCTTATTAAAGGTGAGAAGCTTTGTGAAAACAAACTTGCAGTTAAGCTTACAACTGACGGCAGGTTAACCCCTTGTGACTTCTTTGACAAGCAAGTATGGTATCGAGGTATTGCCGACTTAATTATCCTAGACCGAGAGAACCAAGAAGCCCGTATCATAGACTATAAAACAGGCAAGTCGGCAAAGTATGCGGATACTAAACAGCTAAAGCTACTAGCCGCTTGTGTATTTACACACTATCCTGAGATTAAGATTATCAAGGCTGGCTTGTTATTTGTGGTGTCTAAGGAGTTTATCAAGGAAGAATACAGTACGCATCACAGGCTGGCTTACTTTGAGCAATTTAAACCCCTTGTAAATCAATTAGATGCGTGCATTGAGAATGGGGTATGGAATCCTAAGCGTAACTTTACTTGCCCTAAACACTGCCCCGTATTAGAATGTATGCACAATGGAAAGAACTAATTATGCCCTATAAGAACAAAGCAGACCGCAAATATACCAACGCCGCTAAGTACGAAGATAGCCCTGAGCAAGTTAAGAATCGTATGGAACGTAATAAAGCTCGTGCTAAGCTAATGAAAGCTGGCAAGGTTCATAAGGGTGATGGCAAAGATGTAGCTCATATCGTAGCGGCTGACAAGGGTGGTTCGATTAAGGATGGCGTGCGTGTAGAGAGCGCTAGTAAAAACCGTTCTTTCAAACGAGATTCAAAGCATAACTTAGTATCAGAAGTTAGCAAGCGGGAACGCAAAAAGTAATAAGTAGTAAGAACCACAGGATAAGGTATGAGTGCCTAGTTGGTTCGGGATTGACTTCCTTTCATGGTAAACCATATCAGTTAGTAATTGGTCTTTGTAGTTAGTGCTCACGTGCTAACAACCTTTCAGCCGAACGAGCTAACGGACACTGGGAAAGACTAGATAAATTATAAAGCTTGAAGCGGAGACCGCTTTCAGGCTAACTTGCATCGGAGGAAGTTTTGGAAATTGTTAACAACAAGGCAGTATTGCTAAAGGTGCGTGACCCTGACCGCATAACGTCAGTCATTCCTAAGAGCAAGTTAATACGCTCCGAGGGAGAGAACTATCACGAAGTTCTTGTGCATTGGGGGCTTGACGAAATGCAAGTCCTAAAGAATCTTAAGGTACGTAACGTACCCTCACCAATCAAAGGGCAATACGTTTGGCCCGGTCAGTTCAAACCATTTGACCATCAAAAAGAAACCGCATCTTTTCTAACCCTGCACCGCCGAGCGTTTGTGTTTAATGAACAAGGCACAGGTAAGACTGCTTCAGCTATATGGGCGGCTGATTATCTGATGAACTTAGGGCTAGTTAAACGAGTGTTGATTGTATGTCCGCTATCTATTATGGATGCGGCGTGGCGTGCTGACTTGTTTACGTTTGCTATTCATCGTAGGGTAGATACGGCATACGGAGCTAAGGATAAACGTAAAAAAATTATTGAAGGTAATGCTGAGTTTGTCATTATTAATTTTGATGGTATTGAGATTGTTTCTGAAACTATTGATAAAGCTAGCTTTGATTTGATTATTGTTGACGAAGCCAATGCCTATAAGAACCCAACTACAAACCGCTGGAAAGTATTTAACTCGTTGATTAAACCTACTACTTGGTTATGGATGATGACTGGTACACCCGCCGCACAGTCGCCAGTAGATGCCTATGGTATAGCGAAACTCGTTAACCCTACTGGAGTGCCTAAGTTTTACTCACACTTTAGAGACCAAGTAATGCAGAAAATATCTATGTTTAAGTGGATACCGAAAGCTAACTCGGAGGACATAGTGCATAAAGCATTACAGCCAGCAATACGATATACCAAAGAACAATGCCTTGACCTACCTGAGATTACATACCAAGAGCGAGAAGTACCACTGACATCACAGCAACAGAAGTACTACGAGATTCTACGTAAACAAATGCTAGTCCATGCGGCTGGTGAAGAAATTACTACCATCAATGCGGCGGCTAATCTAAACAAACTACTTCAGCTTTCTTGTGGTGCAGTCTATTCAGATACTGGTGAGATTGTGGAGTTTGATGCCAGCAACCGCTTGAAGGTACTGAAAGAAGTGATTGATGAGTCAAGCCATAAGGTGCTTGTGTTTGCACCATTTCGTCACGCTATTCAGATTATTAGGGATAGCCTAGAAAAAGATGGGTACACGGCAGAAGTTATTGATGGAAGCGTTCCTGTAAACAAACGTACAGAAATCTTTAAAAGATTCCAGACTACCCCTGAACCTCGAGTGCTTATTATTCAACCACAGGCGGCTAGTCACGGTGTAACCCTCCACGCCGCAAATACGATTGTATGGTGGGGTCCTATAACATCGTATGAGACATACGCACAAGCCAATGCACGAGTACATCGTAGTGGGCAAAAGAACCCATGTACTGTAATTAAACTGCGTGGGTCAAACGTAGAGAAAAAGCTATACGAAGCACTGCAAAACAAGCAAGATATTCAGGGAAGCATAATGGCGCTATACGGGGAACTACTTAGTTGACATTGTTAAGAGTTGATGTACAATAATAAAAAAGAGGAAGAATAATGACAGCAATGCGTAACCCTGATGCGAAGCATATTGACTTTGCTGAATTTATTGGGGTGATACCTAGTAATCCTAGGTTTTTACCATCTAATCTAGACATGGTATTAGAGCGCAAAGGCTCGTTCCTAGTGGGTGAATGGAAGCGCCCTAACGAAAGCATTAGTCGTGGTCAGGAAATCCTCTTAGAAAACTTGGCTAGAAAGCCTGGGTTTTTAGTAGTGTTGATTGAAGGTAATACCGATGTAGGTATGGAAGTAAGTAAGGTACAGCTATTTAACCCACATAAAGGGTGGATAGAGTGGGGGGACAGTAAAGAGAGTCTAAAAGACCTAATAACACAGTGGTATGCAAGAGCAGAGAGGAAAGCAAGATGAGTGAACAAGTACAGGCTGATAAATTAGCCAGCGTATATATAAAGATGCGTGATAAGAGGAAGGAGCTTCTTGCCCAGTACGAGGAACAAGACAAGAAGATTGAAGCACAAATGATTCTCGTAGAAGAAGAGTTGCTAAAGTTATGTAAGGATATTGGCGCTGATAGCATCAAGACCCAAGCAGGTACAGTATTTAGGTCAGTACGTACTAGATATGAAACAACCGATTGGGAAAGTATGTATAACTTCATACTAGAACACGATATACCACAAGTTCTAGAACGTCGTATCAGCACCACAAACATGAAGCAATTTCTAGATGAAAACCCAACACTAATGCCAGTTGGCATGAATGTAAATAACCGCTATACAGTTACAGTAAGGAGGAAGTAATAATGGAGAACTTGCCATTGACAGTTGATGAAGTAGCGAAGATACTACGTGTCTCTCGCCAAACGATTTATGTTTTATGTAGGGAAGGGAAGTTACCTCACTTTAAAGTAGGGACAAAGCTGCGGTTTAAAAAAGCAGATATTGATGTATTAACTAACACAAGCAAAACGGAGGAAGTATGAGCGAAGCTCAAGCAGCAACACCTGAACAACAAGAGCGTATGCAAGCAGCTATTGCACAAGCACAAGAACAAGCTATGCGTGAACTACAACAAAACGCACAGATTGAAATTCAAATGCGAGTGCAGGCTTTAACAGCCGCAGTAAACGCCAACAACCAAGGAGCAGAGGCAAGTCTTATTGCTTCTACTGCCAATACATTTTTAAAATTCTTAAAGCAAGGAGAAGCATAATATGGCTAACGAACTTAGCATGTTAAAAGGAAACTTACCAGCCCACTTACGTGGTGGTGTAGACGAAACAACTCGTGCCCTTATGGGTGGTGTTACATCAACAGGCCCAAGCATCAAGCGTATCTCTATCAAAGGTTCTGTATTCCGTATGATGGTCGAGGGCAAGGAAGTAGCCAAGAACGAAGACCGTTCTATGAACATCATTATTGTTGGTGCGGCACAGTACAATTCACGTAGCTTTTATGAGGCTACATTTGCTGAAGGTCAGACTGTTAAGATGCCTGACTGCTTCTCTGACAATGGTATTAACCCAAGCACCAAGAGCGCATCCCCACAGGCTTCAGCTTGTAAAGATTGCCCACAAAACGTAGATGGTTCAGCGCCTACTGGTAAAGGTCGTGCGTGCCGTTTTAGTCGTCGTTTGGCAGTGGTACTGGAGAATGACCAGCAAGGTGACGTATTCCAAATTACTCTACCAGCGCAGTCTATTTTCGGTAAGGGTGTTGATGGTAAGTTACCACTCGAAGCTTATGTGCGCCTCTTGGGTACAAACAATGTATCAGTGACTTCAGTAGTTACAGAGATGCGTTTTGACACATCAAGCGCCACACCTAAACTTACTTTCAAAGCAGTGCGTTACTTGGAAGAAGACGAGTTTGCTAACGCATTGGCTAAGGGTAAAACTCCTGAAGCTAAAGCGGCTATTGGTTTGACCGCAGCGGCAGTAGATGGTGCGCCTCAGATTGCAGTAGCTATCGAAGCCCCTAAGCCAGTAGCTAAAGCTGAACCAGCTGTGGTGGAAGAAAGCACACCTGAGCCGACTAAGCGCGCTAAGAAGACTGAAGTCGAAATGCCTAAAGACATCAACGCAGTATTAGATGACTGGGCTTAAATAGTAACGGGGGGAAAGTGTAAAGAAACGAGTACCCCACCTAATAAGAATAATATGACTGGATATTCCTTAAAGTTTGCAAAGCTAGTTAATAAAACCAGCGAAGATATTTCTATCGGGGTTACATTAGGTAAAGTTTGCATTGAAAAAGATGTACCTGTTATGCAGATTGCAAAACATTTTAGCGTATCACGTACCGCAGTATATGCGTGGTTTGTTGGGAAGAGTATTCCTAATCTAACGCACCAAATGAAGATTCATAAGTTACTAAAAAGAATGGCGTAAGCCAACTATTAGGGTGGGTGCCACCACCTTGATAGGATTATTGTCGGCGCAATTTGAGGATGCTAATGACCTCGTGGAATAATTTTCTCTCTACGATATTACCTGAGGAAGGACTCGGTTGGTATTGCATAGGGACATTTAAGAAAAAGACACCACCGAAACAATATTTTTTTAAGACGATTGCGGAAGCTGAAGTTTGTATTCAGCAACTACTGGATGATAAGAAAGATGTTTATTTCGGTTGCTCGAAATTTATTACGGATGAGAATAGAAAGGCAATTAATGCAGGATGGCAGAGGTCTTTTTGGTTAGACCTAGATTGTGGTCAATCGTATGCCGATGCGGGTACTGGGTACCTTAGTCAAGCGGAAGCATTACTAGATGTAAAACGTTTATGTGCGGAGCTACACTTACCTAAACCAAACGTGGTTAACTCAGGCAATGGCTTGCACGTTCACTGGGTTATGGAAAACGCTCTTGAAAAGGAAGAATGGACTAAAACTTGTGAGTATTGGAAGAAGCAATTAAAACGCCTAAACATCATTGCAGACCCATCTAAGATTACTGATGTAGCGGCGGTATTGCGTGTACCCGATACACACAACTTTAAATCTGACCCACCACTAGATGTTAAGTGGATGCACCAAAGCTCAGCCATGGAGTACGAGGATTTCCGTGCGAAAGTAATGCAGGGTATTGAGATTGAACTCGACCTTACTAAAGCGCCTCGCCGTCCTATGGATGAGACTACCCGCAAGTTATTGGGTAATAAGGTCACAATATTTAAAGATATTATGCAGGGTAAACAGTGTGCTCAGCTTACTTATGCCTACAAGAATCAAGACAAAATTGACTATAACCAATGGCGTGGGGCTTTATCTATTGCCCAGTTTTGTGAAGATAGGGGTACGGCTATACATAGAATGTCTGAGAAGCACCCCGACTATTCTTACCAAGACACAGTCTATAAAGCTAACGACATAGGTGGTCCGTACCACTGCGCAACGCTTGAGCGTAACAACCCAGGACATTGTAATGGATGCCAGTACAAGGGTAAGATTACGAGTCCTATTTCTATTAGCGCTAAGATTGCTAAGGCTACTGACGAAGACAACACAGTCACCCTAGTTAGTGCGGAGATTGAAACTGAGGTTACTTATAAGATTCCTGAACTACCATACCCATATTTCCGTGGTAAGAACGGCGGTATCTATAAGCAAGGGTTTACTAGCGAAGATGGTGATGAGGTAGAGAAAGATAAGTTAATTTTTAAACATGACTTCTATATTGTTAAACGTATGGAAGACCCTGAGTTAGGTGATATGGTTTGGATGCGAGTGCATATGCCTAAGGATGGTGTGCGTGAGTTTGCCTGTTCTAACCAAGCCTTGATGACTTCAGATGAGTTTAAAAAGACTGTATCTAAGTATGGAGTTATTGGCAACGCAGAGGAAATGAAATATATTATGAACTACATAACCGCATTTGCGAAAGAATTACAAGACCGTGAAACAACTGAAAAGATGCGTACCCAGTTTGGCTGGTGCGATAATGACGCTAAGTTTATTGTGGGTGATAGAGAAATCTCAGCTACGGGTACAGTCTATTCACCACCTTCTAACACGACCCTATCATTTGTATCGTGGTTCAAACCCAAAGGTACACTAGACGAGTGGAAGCGGGTGGTTAGTGCATATAGTAGAGAAGGGCAAGAAGCTCGTGCCTTTATGTTCTTTGTAGGGTTAGGTGCGCCGCTACTAAAGTTTACTAACCAAAAAGGTTTAATCTTCTCCTTAACGGAAAACGAATCAGGTACTGGCAAGACTACTATTCAGCGGGTTATTAACAGTATTTGGGGTAATCCTACGGACATGATGCTCATTGCTAAAGATACTTTGAAGTCTCAGTTTCACCAGTTTGGCGTATTTAATAACATCGCTATCTGTACGGATGAAGTAACTAACATGAGTGAGGAAGCGGTTAGCGACATCTCCTATGGTGTATCACAAGGGCGGTCTAACAATCGTATGAAGGCTAACTCTAATGAGATGCGCTTAAATAATACTCGTTGGGCACTCCCTGCGATTTTCTCAGGCAACTCTAGTATGCACGACAAGATGGCTACCTTAAAGGCTACGCCTGAGTCTGAACAGTTACGTATTGTAGAAGTCGGCATCCATGCAGATAAGAGTATGACTAAGGAAGAATCTGATGAACTCTTTGAGCAAACCTTACCTGAAAACTATGGACATGCTGGACCGATACTGACTCAGCACTTCTTAGCTAACTTAGATTCCGTTAAGAAGATGTTGCATGAAACACAAAAGCGGTTTGACGTTGACGCTAAACTTGGTCAGAAGCAACGGTTCTATTCTGCTGGTGCGGCTATGGCATTTACTGGCGCAATTATTGCTAAGCAATGTGGTCTGCATGATATTGATGTTGACCAAGTATGGACATGGGCTGTTAAATACTTTAGCGAACTGCGTGAAAACGTACAGTCTGCGAAGACTGACCCACTGGCTAGCTTGGGTGCGTTCTTAAACGAGCATAACCGCAATCTGTTAGTAGTAGATGACGCTAACGACAAACGTACTGGGCTGACTAAAGCACCGCTTAAACTCCCATATGGACCTCTGATGACTCGTTATGAGCCTGATACTGGACTGTTGTGGATTGCTGTGGATGAGCTACGCCTATGGTGTACCAAGAAACAAGTTGGCTATAAGGGCATCATTGATGGTGTTAAGGCTCTTGACCCTAACTCAATTATTAAGAAAAAGGGTATGGCTAAAGGTTCTGAGCTTGATACTTTCCAAGTTAACGCATTAGGGTTTAGCGTTGAGAAAGCCAAGCTAAAGTTTGAGTTACCTGTATCTGAATGATTTTTAACGAAGGGGTCCCAGTCATTATTGAATGGCACGCAATGGTGCTGGGCTCCTCTTTTTTTATACCTGCATTAGATACTGAACCTCTTATAGAAGAAATTTTAAAAGAAGCTAAGAAACATCGTATAAGACTGGTATATAAAGAGGTAATTGAAAACGAAAAAATTGGTATAAGGTTCTGGCGTAAACGCTAGTACTTAGTGTATATTCGGAGGTATAAACGCTTCCTCGTTTATGTTTCCTCACTTCTTGTGATTGAACCCCGCCTCGTGCGGGGTCTTTTTTAATCGTACATCTTCTGACGAACTTTAGCTACATTAGCCGCCATGCGGTCACGTTGGTCAGCAATTCGTTTAAGCTCTGCTTGTTTCTTAATATCATCCATCTTAGTAGATTCACGAACTGCTTGTTCCCGTTGCTTGAGTAATACCAACTGCTTCTCAAGTGTTTGAATCATAGGCTTGAGTCGTAACTCTTTCTGATGCTCTTCTCTGTAGGCTTTTTGTTCCGCTTGTGGCAAATGCTTCATACTCTTTAGCGTGGCACTAGCTTTGTTCACATCACGGGCAACTTCATAGAAATCAGATAACACCGCAGTATTCTCATCTTTACTCATGAAACCACTCATATTAGGCAGGGCGGCTATCATATCGTTAGCACTCTTTGCAGGGCGTGGAGGACCGCCTCTAGCGGCGTTGATAACATCATCAGTAGCCAGTGCAGTCAAAGTCATTGCTGAACCAAAATAACCACGCAATAAGTAGTCAATGTTCAAAGGTGACATACCACTTAATGCACCCAAAGCTTTAGCCATCTCGGATGTATTCTTAGTAAACTGCCTATCTACATCTAAACGGCGCATGGTTGCATTAACAATCTCACGGTCTTGGAAGAAGTCATGGTTAGTCATAACACCTAGCATTGGGCGCACAATCTGTGGGATGCCTTCTGAAGGAGGGTGTAGGGAGTTCATCACTGCACGAGCCATAGCTTCTTTAAACATCTTAGAATCTGTAGTGCTGTTGTCTGCCATCATCTGATAGCTGTACTCGCCGATAATCTTAGGTAGTGCAAACACGTCAGAACGAATAGGAATACCATAGCCACCAGTGCCAGGAATCATAAACATGCGGTCACGGCTAACACGGTTCTTACGCTTGTAGTCCTCGTCATCACCAACAGCCATAGAGTAAAGCAAACTCAGAACAGCAATCTTAGCGGATGTAGCTATGAGGGTAGCCTGTGCAGCCTTACGTTCTTGAGGCGAAATGCCACGTCCAGTAAGGGTTTTTACTGCGACACTACCTACTTGCAAATACGCATTGAAGAACGGAATCACACGACCAGCAAATTGTAATCTAGGGTCTCCACTAATACGGCGGAAGTTAACGATTTCTGTAGCTTTCTCCATAGCCTCTGCATGGGATAGCTTCTCTTTAATAGCTTGGTTATACACACCCTGACGAATGACGTTGTCTGATGCAGAGGATAAACGGTCAAGGCTACGCATTAACTTTGTGTATCCGCTAGGAGTATTTAGGTCTAAACGCTTAGCAATAGCATCTTCTTCGTTCATGGCAGAGTAGTCATGAGTTTCTAGAATACCTGCTTGTGTCAATACTTTACGAGTCTCACTTGTACCTTGTGCAGTAGCCGCTACTTCTTTAGCAATCTCTTTAAGCACACCGAATGGGCTCTTCAAGCCTGAGGTATACATCGCTGTATATGAGTCACTAAACAGCTGCACTGCTGAAAACACAGGGAAACGTGTAATGATGTGGCGTAATGCGTTGGTTGCCTTAACCGCAGCTCCAATGCCGGGAAATACGATAGGCTCTAAACCAACAAATGCCTGTGCAATCGCAGGGTCTGCAACATTAAACTTACGCTGAGTGCCATCATAGTAGAT